CGTCAGCACTACCAGATAGATTTACAAAGGTTACATATCCTGGACTATCAGCACCATTTACCATAGCATATGAATAAGAAATTTGAGCAGCATTAACATAACCATCAATTTCTGGTGTGGCAGTAGGTGGTGTTGCCTGAGAATTAATTAAATACGTCTGTTGCTGATCCGTAGAAACCACACCATTTTGATATTGTGTTGGAGGAATGATAGTTGGACTATTTGATATTGGAGTATCCAAACTGGTTTTAGTTAAAGTTGAACTTAAATTAATATCATTTGGTTGGGATTGTATATTTAATGATGATTTTGAAATATCAATGTTACTACCAAAGAATATTGCAGACGCCTCAGATGTAATGACATCGCTGGATGTTACCACATTGCTAACATCAATAAGTTTAAATATTCTTTCCCCAGATAGAAATATACCTTTTGGAAGATAAAATAATCCATATATTGAACCAGTAGAATCTGTTTTTAATTGTCCACCATAAGTTCCTGTTGGAGTATAGGTGTCCGAAGTTTGTCTACAGAAAATGGACACATTAACATTATCAAAAAATGGATATACAATAGTATTAGGTTTTAACGCAAATCCATAAAATTTAACTAAAATAGGATCAAGATATGGCGTAATATTGATATCTTGAATATAATTTCCAGTAGAGAAAGTTTTGGATGCCTGTGAAGGAACTACTTCCGCTGATAGGTTAGTTTCAATTCCACTTATTCCACTTTCAACTCTATATGATGAACCAATAAGAACATGATTTGCTACTTTAACATTACCTAATGTAGCTAGATCGGCAGTTAATGCTGGATTAGTAGTAACGTCTATTCTATGATTACCAGGGGGATCAAGAATAATTCCTCCTTTAAATGTGAATACTGTTCCCTCAGATACTTTTCTTAATTTACTTGCATAAGGCTGACTGAATAGTTCTGCCTGACCAGCACTTAACATAGTAACTTTATTGGTAGTATCACTTTTATTATTAACATATTTATCATATGTAGATACAGCAGTATTACTGCCGGGAGAAATCATTAGATCAATCCAATTCATCATTTGTCTTGGAACAATCTCTGAGTTTTCAAAATCATAACCTGGGGAAAAATTCTGAAATTCCACACTATCTGTATCAGAAACTAGAATATCATTGAATGAATCTACTAAAAATCCATTTTTAAATCTATCATTTCCACTACCATCTAAAATTTTCATTTGTTTAGTAGCTGTTTCTAATAGACTTAATGTAGTATAATATTCGAGACGATTAACACGTTGTTCTAATGTTCCAATATCTTTCATAGTAAATCTTTTAGTTTGTTGAACAGATAAATTTACTGCATAATCAGGTCTTTTATAACTTACTGATAAATTATATGGAAGTGATGGATATGGAGGAATATCAAGAACAGCAAGAGTCATACTATTTTGTTTATCTGATGGTGTTCTTGGCGAAATTGCAGCAATACCTTCTTTAACTCCAATATTACCTTTAGTATCAACATATAATTTATCAATACGACCAACATAATATGAGAAATCTGTAGTGAATTCTTGATCAGGCGTAAATGCATATGATCCACCCGATGGAATATCATAATAGGCGGTATTACTTGGATTTATTGTAGCATTATTAGCTATAGTTGCACTATTAGCAGTATTGGCTTTTAATGCTCTAAAATCAATACAATCTCTAAGGTCTAATTTAATACCATTTGTTCCAGTAAATAATGGAATTTCTTGTGTTGTAATAGCTGATGTATTAGAAGTATTAGCATCATCAATTGGATATGATTCTGCTGAAAGAAATCCAACTCCACTTGATCTACTATGAGTAAAATGATCTAACTCAATTAATAATCTATCAGTAGAATTTAATGTATATCCTGGTTTTAGATATATCTGTCCAAGTTCATACCTATCATCTCTCTGACCATCATCTAATGTAAAATTATTCATTGCATTTTTATTAGATGTGCTATATTCACCAAAAGTTGATGTAGAATTTCCCTGATAAATTCCCCGTAGTTTATGAATATCGGGTAATCCTAATGACCATGGACCTGTAGTATTAGATGTATTAATATTGATTTTAACCAATCTATTTTTATTAATAATTTTAGATGCCCCAACAGCGGTTTCTCTTCTGAGATTATAATATGCTGTGGCATCTAAATCTTTATTTAATGTGGTTCCTAGATAAATATTAGCAGAGCTAGTAGAAACCACTATAATATTAGCCGTAGGTTTAGTCATATTGACAACACTTCCTGTAGGAATATGTCTCATTACTTTGGCGCCAGATGGGAATGTTCCCACAAATGCAGTATTTACATTCAATGAAGTATTGGAATTAACGACAGTAATTTGTCTTAATTCTGCTGTTGTTGAATTGGCAACATAGATGAAATCGCCAGCTTCTAAATATAAATCAGATGATGTATTAGCAAAGAATGTTCCTGTTCCAGTAATAACATTTCCTGATGTAGAAACTGTTCCATTTAAATTAGCAGTATTTGCCGAATTAGTAGCAATAATGAGAAAATCTAATTCTGATGTAGCAGATAATGTTCCACCACTATAGGGTAATTCCTGGCCAGACGTTCCTACACCAGTAGTTGGAACAGATAATACACCGACAGAACCTTGTGATTGAGTAAATGTAAAATTATTAGCCGATCTAAAATTATATTGAGTAACATAATCATTTGGGGCAGCAGAAGCATTTCTTAAATTTCTTACTGCTCTTTTACCTAATGGCAATACTAAACTAGATAAATTAGTCTCCTTCAATACCGCCAGACCAGATTCTAAAACTAAATCACAGAATGCTTTACCTAATCCAGAATTAGCATATATGGATTTGACACTACCAAATGTTTTCCCACTATTCATTTTAATATTAAATAAATATACTTTATATTGTGCCGTAGATTTACCAGGAACGCCACTGTAATATAGAATAGTTCTTATATTGGCTGTTCCAATATCGTTTCCCTGGACTGTTCCGCCACTTAATTGTCCAGTAGATACAGATGCTTGTGCGGTATCTCTAAGACTAACCCCAACATTGGTTAATTGATTAATATTAAATACACCAGAAAATTCAGAAACATAAACATAATTACCGAAATTTCCAGTAATAGTTTGACTTTCTACATATTCTACATCATTACCTTTTCTTACATCAATATTATTTTTATCATTGAATTGAACTCTATATCCCTGAATATATCCAATACCTTTATCTACAACAGCATTTAAATGTGTAGTATTAGCTAGATCATTTGAATATTTTATTCCAGTAGTAACATTAAATGGAGACACAACATAATTACCACTTTCCTCATACGTTCTACGGGCTAATTCATTTCCTAAATTAGCATATTGTGGATCAGTTAGAATTCGATTTGCTTTACCATCAACAAATGTTGCTATTGTGAAGAAATTAGTAGTATTAGTTGTGCTGACACTATCAGTTGTTCTAACTGATAATAATGGAGTTAATTTTAATCTATGTGATCCAGGTGCATTGTAATTAAATGATCCTTGTGCATTATCAAGTAATGATACATCTATTTCTGGGGTAATAATCTCTTCTTTAGTTGTAAACCCAATAGATACATTATTTGGATTGACATCATATTTAGATACTACTATATTCTGTTCAGCTACTCTAATAAATGTGCCTTTATGGAAAATCTTTCCATCAGAAATACTAGCAACAAATCCATTACCAGTTGGCGTCATTGATGAATTAGCCACTGTAACTGTGGCAAAATTAACATTAGCAGATGTGTATACAGTTAAAGTATCATCTGCATTAAATATAGATTGCTGAACACCATTAGTATATAAACCACTATTAGTATATTTAATATATAAAGTTTTTAAATCTGGACTACTGCCCTCTGATCCTTCATATGAATTTACAACATATGCACATAAATTACTCGAAGAACGTAAATATTTACCATCTAAATCTACTGTGGAAACTGCCGCGCCATTTTGATAATTATCCGTTAATTTTAAATAATTAATTCTACTATCAAATGATAAACTACATCCATCTATAACTGACCCGTCAACAAAAAGATGGCCACCTAATTTTTCAATTTGGTCCTGTTGGATTGATTGCATTTGAGTAAGTTCACGGGCCTGAACAGCCGTAGCGGGTCTAAATAAAATTCTATAATAATTATTGGTTTCATCGAAATCGTCATAATATGGAACTTTATTTAAATCAGTTTCTAATGGCATTTAGGTATCCTTAAAATTTAATCAGTAATCTTACTGTTTCTTTAGTAGTAGGAGTTCGTTCAATATATTCTCTATTTTCTATATATAATACCTCTCCACTATCTCTTACTAATTCAGGATAAATAATTGTATTACTTAGAGATACATATCCATTAGCCCCAGATGTTACTCCAACAACATAATTAGTATTACTGGTAGCCCATGTCCCATCTACATCAGATATTACTAATACTGGATATACTCTAGAAACGGCAGAATTGGCACCTGATGTGCTTCCGGTAATGAAGTATCCACTTTGATTGCTAAATTGGCCACTAATATTTGTCAATTTCATATATGTTGAATTTGCAAATCTCATTATACCAGTAGCTTCACTTGTGTTTTGAGTTATAGTTTCATTCTGACTGAAAGGTATAGTATTTCCAGTAAAGGTTAAATCAATATCATCAACATTGGAATATACGACAGCATCCCCTAATTTACTACCAATACCATACGATCTTAATTGAATCGTTTCATTATTTTGGAATGATTGAGTATTTGATGCTAAAGTAATTCTTCCTAATTGAGAAAATCTAGAGAATGTTGTTGGTTTAGTATTTGATGCTAAACTAAATCCTGCTGAATTTGAGTAAGTATTAGTTGACGTATCATAGATTATTTCTCCAATAGAAAATGTTCCAGAGGCATTAGTAACTTCAATATAATGTTCCCCTCTAGTAACTAAAATACCTTTAGCCCCAGTATTTTGCTGATAGATTACCTGTGTTCCTGGATTTTTTTGAAATACTGTTAAGGTGTGAACTCTGGTATTGCCAACCGATCCAGATTGTAATCCTAATATAGAATCATTTGCATTATTAGATGAGAAACTTCCTCTTATATCATCAATGTATAATGTAGTATTTGTTCCATTCTCAGATACTAATAATACTCTAGCAGAAGAATCTGTATTTGCCTGATATATGATTTCATTATTTAAAAATGATCCAGTTGCATTATTTACTATTAATGTGGCTCTTTTAAAGCTAGAATTTGCTGTTGGGGTCAATATAGTAACATCATCAAATAATGGATTTTTAATTAATCCAACAGTTCTATATTTGCCATATCCAGGAAAATCATATGACTCATCTGCTGCATTATTAAAATCTGTAGAAATCATAATATAATTCGCGCCCAATTCCATGATTGGATCATACCCATGACCATTAACTGGACCAATACTACTAATTACATTCGCTCCATTTCCATAGGTTGAATTTGCTGTAATAGTAACATTAGCTTCAGTATATCCTGTTCCTTGATCTATAACTATAATAGATTGAATACTATAATTAGTAGTATTAACTACTGAATAGGCTAATGCACCAGAACCATCACCATCAATATTGACTCGTGGAGAAATTACATATTCTGTATCTTCATCTGGTAAGGAGGATATAGTTCGTATTTTACCACTACTTCCAGTAGACGTAGTTATTTCTGCCCCTGGTCTAAATGTTCCAGTAGTATCATTAACAGTTATAGATGGTCTAGCGGTTACAGTAACGACATTTGCTGTAGCAGAAGACGTATATCCAGAAACGGTAAATGTTACAGTTGAATTTGTTGCTTGAAATCCTGGACCTTGAATATTTGATAAAATTAATGTTGAATTATTTGAAAATACTACTGTTCCATTACTTGATGTTCCTGGTTGATTTACATTTTCTCCAATAACAAACTGTGATTTTCTATTGCCTATTCTGATTTTAACACTATTTAAATCAGAAAAAACTGTCGTCCCATAGGCAAATCTACTATCAACTGCACTTACCGTAGCAGCAGATGGAACTTTATAAAATACATTAGCCGAATACGCAGCATCAAATCCACCGCCAGATGATCCAGATATAGTTAAACTTGTATTACTTTGAATGGAAACAATTCTTCTGAAATAATCACCAACTTGAATATAATGTGGTAATGATGCTGTGGGGAAAAATGTAGAGAAAAATGTTCCATTGCCAGTTACCGTATTAGAAGTTGTATTGCAAGTAATAGTTCCAGTTCCAAGTATATTACTATCACCAAATGTTATGGGTAAATCTGCCACGAAATTGCTCTCTGATAGACTTATACTGATAGAGGTAGGTCTGGCGCGGTAAACACTTCCAACGGCACCAGTGACGCTCTGTGTGGCAGTATCGCCAACGTCCACCGCTCCTGCTAGATATGTTAAGTCTAATGCATATGCATCCTGTGTTATTAAATCCCCAAGAAGAAAACTTCCACTTGTATTTGATAACTCTAAATTAAATGCAACATCTAAATCATTTTCTAATATTACAGTTTTAGTGGTTCCATCATATGATACTATTTTTTCTATCTGGCCAGCACCAAGACCATTTTTTAAATATATTGCAGAATTAGTATAATAATTACTATTTCCTGATGCATTTGCACTAATGACTAATTCACTAGAACTCACAACACTTTGTAAAAATCCTGTATTAAATGTGGTCCAAAGTGATCCACCAGATTGCACTTTAATTACGTCTATCCCACCTGGAATGGCAGATTCTTGAACAATAGTATTAGCAATAACTGGAATATAATTTCTCGTGGAAAATTTTAACATGTCACTATTATCAATAGTATACATATATTTCCATACATAACTATCACTCGTCTTAAAAATTGCATTAGATACTAATGTTGGTTTTATAGTAGATGCTAATCCATTATTATTATCTAAAATTTTATACACTCTTTGTTCTGGCGTAACAACGAAAAATGAATTGCTGTATAAATCCACATTGTCTTTATCATATGCGGTATAAATTGTATTTGAAACCCAATCGTGTCTTGGTATCATATGTTTTACATCTGTTGTAGTAATTTTTTTACCAAATATAATTTCATCATATATCGTATGCTCTATGGTAGAAATAGTAGTATTAGTTGATGGTGGATTTTGCTCATCATCCCATGGAGTATGATTTGATGCAAACATATAATAATTAGTATTTGTAGATACTAATGAATCTACAAATAATTCAGCATTATTTATCATATGTTTTTTAGTTAATTTTCCTGCCATTATTTTATCCTAATAATTTCTAATTTTACTATAAGTATTTGAAGTATAACTATTTAATATAGCTGTGTCTAATGTTAAATATGTATTATTAGCTATATATGTAATGGTTCTTTCATAACTATTAATTTTAATAACATCATTATTAGCAAAAAATGATGTAAATACAGTATTATTTCCAGTTACAACATTTGATGTTAGACAAGTAACTGTTCCGTTACCTATTAATTCTAATGTGCTTTCTGTTAATTCACTTTCATCATCAGTTAATGTTGTAGTTAATAAGAATTTTCCAAACATTTCAGTTCCGATAGGATGAACTAATTTTCTAACAACATCATTATATCTATGATAGTTAATATCAGATTGTAATTCATATGAATATTCCTGATAATATCTACTATCCTGAATTTTTTTATCGGAATTTAAGAACCCTCTAGTAGATTTCCATTCACCCTCTGCTTTACCCTGATTTAATACTAATGCCCTACCAGTCACACTAAACGAGGACCCCGATTTCTGCATATTAACATATTCCCCAGGTTCATATCCATATCCGCTATCAACCAAGGCTAAACTTGTTACAACACCATCTGCAATACCTGCCGTGGACGTAACTACAGCATTATTACCTTTAATTCCCCCTAAGTCTTCTATTTGTAATGAGGACATAGGATAATAATTAAGAGTAACAAATGGATTTAAACTGTATCCCGATCCTGGAACTATACTATGTAAATATTGAATTTTTCCAACTTCATTTAATTCATAATTTAATAAATCATTGATAATAGTATTACTTGTATCACTTACCCCATTAAATGAATATACCGAATGAGTAAGTATATCTCTCACATAATTAGTATTAATACTAACATATTCAGTATCATAAATATCACCAATTCTGAATGATGCTCCTGTTCCGCCACCTTCAATATCAGTAATAACACCAGACCCAGTATTACTACCTCCAATTATAGAATATACATAACAGTTAACACTTGTATTGCTAGTAATAATAACATTATTTGCCCTAGTTTCAGTGTAAAAAGATTGAGTGAATGATCCTAATGTATCAATTACTATAATAGATGTATTATTAGTATTGGTTTCAATTGCTCCAATAATTCCATTAGCAATTTTAGTTGCCCCATTATATTGACTAATTACATCACCTACTGCAATATTATTAACAGTATTAGCCAATTTTCCGATATTCATTAATAACGCAGTTTTTATAGAACTCCCAATAGTAAACCCACTAGAAATTTCCTTAATAACAACTTCATTAGTAGAATTAGTATACACTATTCCATTAGCTAAATTATCTGCCTGATATAATAGTTGTCCAGATGAAATATTATTATTTCCCGATGATAATGTTAAGATAACTCTAGGGTATATTATTGGAATAGTTGTTCTAGAATATCCTGATCCTGGGGAAATTAATTCAAAATTTACTTTACCATCAGCAGATATTGTATTTACAACTCTAGCTTTACCTGATCTGCCATTCCCAGAAATATCAAGAATATCACCAATAGCAAATTCTGCTCCACCATCAATAACACTGACCCCTGTTAGAGAACCTAATATTTTAGGAATATTTTCAATGTCAGTAGAATTAGCAAGTCTAATATATTCCCCTCTATCAAAAAATCCATTTACATTTGAAATGGTCAAAATTTCAATAGTTTTTCTGTTGACAACTAATTGTTGATAATTTTCAATTATAGCAGATGCACCACTACCAATACCTATAATTTTTCTATTCACATATGTTTGTAAATCTGGAACATATGACACTTCAAGATATTGTGGAACATTCCATTCCCCATCAGAGAGACGTAATATATCTCTTCCTGGTAAATATACCGTTACATCTTTATCAAATAGGGCGCGGAAAAGAATATCATATGATTTTTCATTTCCTTTATTTCTATAAAAATCTAATGCATTTTTAATTAATAAACGTTTATCTGCAATTATATCAGATGGTAAATCTGCAATATATTTCTTTTTTAATCTATCTAGAAGATCAGTTGTAGTTAAATCTATATCACCATATTCAAGTAATTTTCTGGTTTTATATCCAATTTCATCATTTACTATTACATTAGTAACATCAGCCCGTCTTAATGACGTAGATGAAATTATAGTATTAGTAGAATTGAAGTTGCCTGATACATTACTAACTTGAATATATGATTCTGTGGAATATTCAACTACACCTCTACCAGTTATACGTTTACCATTTGTTTGATAAATTAAATCTCCTTGAAGGAATGCAGGATTATTATTTGATGTAACATATAAATCTACAAATGATGAATGTAACCATCTATAATATTCCTTGATAAATTCTACTAATAACTTTCCACCATATAGATTATTATCGGCAAGATAAAATGATGGTATTTGGTTTTCAATAAAAATATCAATATTTTGTTCTAAAGTTCTCATTATACTCTTTCTATACTAACATCTATTAAATCTGAATCTATACGTATAATAGTGTTTCTTAATACAAAAATATCTTTATTCTTAGGAACTCCATAAAATTTTACCGCAGAACCAACATAATTATCTATTACTACATTATTGATATTGATTTTTCCAAGATCATAATTAATAGTTCCACAATCTGAATTTAATACTTTTCTTCCTTGTTCAGTATATTCATATATGAATATTTTTCCTACTCCATCCTCACCAAAATATGCTGGTCTACCATTATAAGTGAATTCTGAGGAATAAAATGTAAACTCATTTGTTAATAATCTAGAATCGCTAATATCATCCTTCAATATTTCATTCTTGAATTCTAATGTAAATATTAGATTAACACCTAATAATGGATTGTATTCCTTAATCATAGTAACATCTGTGCTATTACTTATGAAAGAATTGTCTACATCATCAATACTAGCAATGAATTTAGAATATCTAAAATCTTTATCAAAATCTAATAAATTAGATAAATTATAAGATACTATACCATTTCTAATATTAGTTTTTAATTCATTTTCAGTTATATTAGTTAGAGTAGGATCATATACTACCTTTGTTTTAACCATAAGATCAAGATAATTTGGGTCTATGAATTCTGAATTAATTGACATTATTGAACGAAGTTTAAGGAATTCTAATATTTCAACCTTTCTATTATTACTTAAAACTTCTCCCGTTGTTGTGCTGGCGGATACAAAGACTTTACCATATTGCGGTTCATCTAATTCTTCCCCACCATACACGTTTACTGCACTAATATCATTAAAATTATTTTTGACTAATATTTTATAGTCTTCTGATGTTACCGCTCTACCTTGTGTTTGAAAATGTCTAGGGGCACGGAATTTGATAGATTTAATAGTCTCACGTTCACTACCAGAATTAGCTTTTTCTATTGTGGAAATATTGAAATTATATCTTTGTCTACCTTTGAACTGGAATAATTTACATCCATTAGCTTCTTCTCCGGCTGTTACCATATATTCAATAGTAACTAAATTTGGAGAAACTGGCAGTTTACCAAACACACCATCACCAAAAAGAATTTCATATTTATCATCTAAATATGATTGAGTAAAATATACTGTAGAATCTGTATCTAATCCATATAATGATGTTGCATTAGTATAAATATTATTGCTTGTATTGGTATTAGATGCCTGAACCGTAACTTTAATTGATTGAGTATCTACATTTTTATTTGACAATACATATCTTTGATCAGCTTCGCCAGTGACAGTATAATATTCTTTAACATATGTTCCCTCATAGATATCACTATTTCCACTAAATGATGTGGCATTTAATCTTTGAAGTATAATATTATCTCTATTTAAGAATGTATAGTTATTAGATGCGATTATTCCTGATGTCGTAAACATACTATATTTTGGAATAACTACTTCTCTCAGAGAAGGATTATTAATATTTACTGTAATTCCAATATTAGCTTTGGCAGACGTTCTTGATCTTGGAATATAATTTAATTCTTTAGCATGAGAAACTACAGTATCCTTTAATACAGCACTATCCATGAAATTTTCATTACCTACCATATTAAGATAGAAAGCATTTAAATATGAATTATAACTCAATACATCAAGTAATACATTTATGTTAGATGCCTCATAATCAATATCTCTGAAAATATCTTGATTTTTTAGATATGTTTTCAGAGATGATTTTAATGTATTAAAGTCTAAGTTTTCTGTGTCTAAAAAATCTGCCATTACCTATTTCTTTCTACTATAACATTTACGTTTAATTGTTCATTAGTATTTATAACACGAAAAATAATATTAATAATCATGGAATTTTCTACATTAGCTGATCCATCAGTATATAAATCATAATTATTCAATTTATCCCCTGTAACATTATTAACTTTATCCATACTATCCGCCGTCAATACTTGAACATCAAGCAATTCAACTCTAGGTTCATATATTTCTATTAATTTAATTAATTTGTCTCGTATTAAAAAATTATCAGTATCAGAAATTGTATTTTCAAATAAATATTTTGATAAATCTGCACCCATATCTGGTTTATATAATCTTTCGCCTATATTGGTTAAAATTAAATTACGTAATGCTTGTTTAACGGCATTTTGATTTGTCACTTTTGTAATATTTCCAGTAACAGGATGTATTCCTAGATTATTAGAGAAATCAGAATATATAATAGATGATAATTCTTTTGTATTGGTGGGTCTTACTGGTCTATCCATTTATATTCCTTATTAATATATAATTTGATTTAATGCTGAACGTAATCCATTTTGTGAATCGGGTCTAGAGGCACAAGTAGTTCCTCTTGTTGATGCATAATCAAATAATCCATTTGAAATTGTTCTAGAAAGATTATTAAATTCTCCCTGAACTGTTGTTAATAAGTTATTTATATCACCTGTAATTTCCTGCATTAAGGCCGATACGGCTTCTCCTGCATTAGTCACTTCACCTAATATACTTCCTAATTCACTTTGCAACCCATCCAGGGCAGGTAACAATGCCGCAAAAGCCTCATTTGCCAACTCGTCTATAGTATCATTTATAACATCTGTTGCCATGGCTACGGCATCAATAATAGTATTTTGGACCCCCCTAGCAAATGCATCCTGTAATTGATACAATGCATTATCACCAAAATTTTGAATATTACCTAATGATCTCATTAATCGTGAAAAATCTCTTCCTAATACTTGCTGCATTATTAATAGATCAGTAATCCCCGCAGCATCAAAAGCCGCACCTAATAAACCAATAATATTATTATCAATAGTTTTATCAATTGATGATAGACAATTATTAATTTTAGATGTTATATAGCTATTATTACCACCCAGACTTTTCATAATTCCACCTAATTTACTTTTAGATGAAGTTGATTCTCTCACTTTTCGTTTAGCACTAAGCATTAAATCCAATTGATTTAATCTATCCTCTGGAAGCATAGCCATCCTTTGGATATTATTAGTTAATCGTCTTTCTTTCTGTTCTGCACGATATGCGTTTACAAATGCCATTATTATTAAACCCTGGTAAATGAAGATATTGGTTTATGATTATAATATGTAGCATATTCTCTTCTTATTCTTTTATTACTATATGAAATATGAAACCAAGGTCTTCCTGTGCCGCCCGATTGATATTCTAATAATAGTTGATCAAACATTAAAATTTTGATCAATTCTTCTGCTCTCTTTGGATATTCATCAACTGGTATTTTAAATTGGATATCTACTGCCTGACCTAATTCATGTTGTGATGGATTCCCTTTTCCACTATATGGTCTAAATCCTGACGTAATAATAAATGAACTTCTACCATATTCCTCTACTAATCTATCGGTAACATTAATAGCTAATTCCTGTAGATTTTTACATATATCTAATTCAGATAATCCATTTTGTTCTCTTATTGAATGAGGAAATGCTGCTCTGGATGATAAATCAGCAAGTGTAAAATATTTAGAAATAACGTTAGATGGTTTACTATCATATATTTGTATTTCACTAGGCACTTTTCTGATTGTTGCACTAGATGATCCCGCAGAGAAGGATACCGCACGACCACTTTCTATATTATCAGGATATTCATTATCGTTAGGATCAATATAAGGAGATGATCTAGAATAACCAGAATATAGATTCACAGAAGATGCCCCATCACCACCATCATTTTCAATAGCTATTCTTGATAGTCTTGTATTTGGAAATGATTTTACTATTCTTGGTGGTGCTGCATTTGCTCTTACCCCTGGAATTATTAGACCAGTTGATAATGCCTCGGCAGGTTCTATAGCTGCGCTCAATGCTGGCGCTGTTGGCGATGGTGTGACTACTTCTGGTGCAGATGCTCCACTTAATGATGTTGCTACAATGGCAGAAAAGGCTTTATTTGCCCCATCAGAATATAATGCCTTTTGCACTGTCCCCCTAATATCAGGACAATGTATTTCATCTTCTACATATAAATTATTTTGTAAATGCATATCAGTTTTAACACTAATTTTACCTTCTGATGCGAAAATCATTTCATCAGATGACATAATACTAAATGTTCCTAATTTAAGAACATATTTATCAGTTACTATTTCATCCATACTATTCGTGGAAAGAGTATACATTCCAATATTTTTATGATTGAATTTAGAGGTTTCAACCACCATATTATCCGCGCGAATTTTAAAGGTTTCTTTTACATTTAAATTCATACATCCATTAGTAGTTAAATTAATATCATTTTCTACTAGTCCATTAAGACTTCCCTTTACATTTAAATTACAATCATTAAGAACTAAAATTTTGCATGAACCATCCACGGTTAAGTTACAATCACCTTTAATATAAACCATCCCATCTTTTTCTATAATGAGAAAGTTATCTCCAACGATTTTTCTTACTTCATTTCCCTCACTATCAATTTCAACAAAGGTTCCCGATGGATGGTATCTATGATATCTTTCACTACCTTCCGTATCATCAAATTCCTGAACATGCCCATTTCTACTTTCATACACACTATTATATGGATATGACGCATTAAATGGAGACATAGGCTGATCCCAACTATCTAATGATAAAGCAATAGGAATATCGTATATTCTATTATTATCCTTAGTTTCTACAATAGTTCCCTGGGCCACACCACGAGACAATCTGGATGAATCTTGTTCATTGATTTTAATATCATCCAAAGATTTATATTGAGGAAAATCTTTTAATAGACCTGCAATATAATCATTATTAGGTTTTGATAATTCTTCAAGTTCTTCTTTATATAATGACATAATATGTTATCCTATAATTTATGCTGTTGATGTTTCAGATTTGACATTAGTTACACTATTGTAACCTAACTGATAATAACTCTTTCCAGACACATTATTCCCATCTTTACCATCAATTCCTTTTGAGAACTTTTGTGCGCCGCCCGCACCTAATAAATGAGATACTGCTAAATATCCTGCTAATTCTTTAGGTGGGGTTACATTATTAATAACTCCTAATTTAAGTAATCTACTATAGTTCATTCTCATTAATGCGTCCATAGCTAATTCCTGGCAATTTCCCTGATTTTTAAGAAATGATTGTAGAGAATTAGCCCCATTTTTACCTTTCCAATTAGTATCACTCTTTAATGAACTATTATTAGACGAATTAGATACAGTATATCCCAAATCATATAATGCAGCATTTCCAAATTGATATTTTCCAATAAATCCAAATTGATTTACTGCCTGATAATTATTATTAGATTCCCTCTTACCTAACGTAGATTTTAATTCTCTATATTGATCTTCATTCATAGTGCCTAAAAATTGAGACGTGAAATAAGTATCTGGTGATGTCCCCTCAGAAATATCTAATCCAGAGATTAATGGATTTCCACCACCTTTATTGCTTAGAATATCTTCTGTCGTGGCGGAATTAAATGTTCCTGTCCTAGCATTAATCCCACTGATAACCCCTATGATTATAGGGTATTGGCCAATAGACCCATCTGCGAAGAAACCAAATACTGTAGTATTTACTAACAATCCTGTTGGTGATTTAAAACTTCCATCAGTAACAGGTTTAATATGAATTGCCCAGGGCAATGCCTCTGTAGGTAACTCAATAATATCCTCACTATGTAATCCATGATATCTAACTCTTACTCTACCAATTTGTAGCGGATCATGTATATCTTCCACATTACCAATGAACCAGACTAAACCATTAGTCCCCATAAACTCATGAATTTCAGGCATTATTTAATCTCCATACTTATACATTATAAGTAGTTCTATCTGATACTGGAACTTCATTAGATATATTTGAATTATCCTCATATTCATAATTTAACCAATCTCTAGTGAGAGAAACACTAGATTCATGAAAAAATGGAGATTTCCTATCAGTTTTAAAAATTGTATTTGTTATAGTATGTATTAGATATCTACCAGAATATCTTGTATCTAGTAAATCCTCATTCATATTTCCCGTTCTCATAATATTTTTCCATATAGAAACATTTATTGGATTTCCTAATTTTAATTTTAAATTACCATCTATCAATATATCTAAAGTATTTTCATTGATTAAATACAAAAATGGTTTGGAGTATTGATAATGTTTATAGGTATAATCACTTGTAGTATTTTCAGAATTCCAAGGAATAAAATAAGTATATTTTCCATTTTCCTTAATATCTTCCTGGAAATTATCTGTCATTCTAATATTAATTTTTCCATCAATATTATTGTCTATATGTTTAAAATCCACATTATCATCATGCAAATTAAATTCTTCCACAGAAATTCTCTTAGTATTGAAATCAAATCTATAAATTTCACTAGAAAATAATCCATTTGTTATTTTAGTAACATTGTTATTTCTTGACGTGGGAACGAAAGATTTTATTCCACGAAATAATGGATTAGTAAATTTATTTTGGCTCATATTCTGAGAATAAATATAACTCTCTGGTTTAACTCTAATATTATTCAGAATAATGTTCTCAAAGGTTTTAAAATTATATCCATCTCTATTCTCATAGAATAAATATGTTGATGTTACGGAAAGATTAGGACTATATGCTTTCTGTTTTAAAATATCAACTTTTTCAAATGGGCGGATTTTAGTAAAACCATAGGTAGACTTATCTTCACTGTTCTGAAAATTTTCCTCTTTCATTTCGATATCAGTATTTAATTCTTCTTTGAGAATTTGTTTAATAATATCTGTTATGGGTAAATTTACATATCCTTTAGATTTAAATCTATAAAGGTTTCTAAAAAAATCTCTGGATATTAATGATAATACTGCAACCGCACCATCCGCAATTTCATTTTTTATTTCTAATTCAACATTACCGATGACGAAAATATATTCAAAAATTTCATCCTCTATGTTTTTAATTTTTATTTCACATAGAATCTCCCCATGAGTTCTTAATAAATTTTTATTTAAAAAATTATCATCATCGGTTAATATTACTGAACCATAAATGGTATGAGAAAATAACGATTCAGTAAATTCAAATGAAAGTATTTTACTTAAAATGTTATATCTTTCATTTGATAATTCTGTTGAATTAGTATAAATTTCCGCTGATTCGATTACAGTAAAATTGGTTCCAAATAATCCTGGAGTCATATTATTTTATTCCAGCTAATAATTTTTTCATTTGGCTTTGGATTTGTTGTGCAACTTCCGGTCTAACTGCATTAAATAATCTTCTTTCATAATTCTTTTCATCTTCATGTTCTTTATTAGTTACTGGAAGATATCTTATTTGCTCTTTATCATCTAACATATCATATGTTTCAGTATTAATAATTAAATCTTCCCCATTGAAATCTTCAATAATAGGAATTATATTAGCGGTATTGTTATTTGTGTTTACTCCTGCTCGACGAAATACAATTTGTTCAGGTCTAGTTATATTGCTACCCGGAGATACTAATGCAAAATTAATTATAGTTCCTGATACATCAGTAAAAATTCTAGCTGTTCCCGCCCGCGCGCCTTCATTATTTCCAACACTTAATGTATCATTATTAGCATATCCTGTTCCTCCATCTCCAATAGATATTGTAGCAAGAGAAAGTTTGGTTGTTATTTTTTTATAATGTTTTGGAGAATATAATTCATCGCCATATTTACGATCCAAATATAAATCTAATTCTTCGCCAGTTAATTGCCATTCATAATATGGATCAATAATATCATTTAATAAATAAAATAAATAATCAAATTCTGGATTTTTATATAATAAATGTGCCAGATAATCTGCTCTATCTCCTGGTTTAATCTCAAGAATTTCTAGAATTAATCTTTTAGCTTCATCACGTAAGTTGCCTCTAAGAAGTATATTTCTTGCAGTTGATGAAGAATTATCAGATTCATATCTTATGATAGGAAAATTACTAAAATATCCTGGCATTATGGTTCCCAACTTCCTAAGTTTTTATCGGGAGAAGAAACAGTTGAAACATCTAATCTTCCGTTTCGATTTATTAATGGTAGTATTTCAGTGACAGACATACTAATTTGATAAACTACTGGTGTTCCAGTTTCAGCAAAGAATGTTGGATAATCCCCTCCCGTTCTATCCACAGTGAAACTATCTATTACACATGGCGCAGATGGAAAAACATGAGATGGGTTATTTGGGCCAAAAATCCTAAAGTTAATTAAATTAGGATATGCTAATATAACATCCCCTAACGATACTGGCCATACTCCACCAGTTTTGGGGTGCATATTAACTCTAATAGTATTAATAATTTTTTCAATATCATTTGTTTCATTTTTAGATTCTGGATGCAATTTCCATCTAAAATTATGTTTTCTTAATTTCGCACCATTTAACTGAATTAAATTGAATGGATTTAACGCAACTCCTAATAAAGCTGATCCAGTTGAACCTACGGAAGATAACGTATTTAAATTTTTTTGAGTATTGGGATTTGCCTGGGTCATCATATTATTAAAAGCGTCTTTTAAATTTCCAGTAACGGATACTGATGTATATTCTACATCATATCTTTCTAATATTTTAATAGGAACAGGCAAAGTTACACTAGCTAAACTTTGCATATTTGACGAAGGATTGGCAGTTAATAAATTTGCACCAACTCTAATACTATATTCATAAAATATCATCACTAATTTATGCTTAATCGAATCAAGTCTACCTTTAGGGAAAATTAAATTTTCTCCAATTACTTGTCGTTTAGCTTCATCAAATATTTCTTGCGCCGTTGGCATATATGAATTACCTCTATATAAATATATTTATAACAATTATATAGGTATACAATATATGGCGTATTCTGGAAAATTCAATCCTAAAAATATTGAAAAATATCGTGGTGATCCTACTCAAATCTATTATAGAAGTAGATGGGAATTGAAATTTCTCTCCATGTTAGATGGAAATATAGATGTAATACAATATTCATCCGAGGAATTTTGTATACCTTACATAAATCCATTTGATAACAAATATCATAGATACTTTCCAGATTTTTGGATAAAAAATAAAAATGGAGATAATATGGTTATTGAAATTAAACCCTGGAAACAAACAATAGAACCTAAAAAACCCAATATCAAAAGACTATCAGAATCCAAGGTATATGTTAATGCTATGACTAGATATATAATAAATAAGAAAAAATGGGAAGCCGCTGAATTATATTGTAAAAAACGTGGCGATAGATGGAAATTTATTATATTAACAGAAAACGAATTAGGTA